TTGCAGCATTTTACTGAAGGCAACGTGCCGCCGGGACTGCTGAACGCGCCGGACGGCTGGAATGCCGATCAGATCCGGCAGTTCCAGGAGTGGTTCGACAGCGTGCTGGCCGGCAATACCGCATCGCGCGCCCGCCTCGTCTGGGGGCCGAGCGGCGCGAGATACCAGGCGTTCAAGGAGGCGCCGTACAAGGACGATTTCGACGAATGGCTGGCGCGCATCGTCTGCTACGCCTTTTCGCTGCCGCCGACCGCCTTCACGCGCCAGGTCAACCGCGCCACCGCCGAGACCGCGCAGGAGGCGGCGCTCGACGAAGGCATGGCGCCGCTGATGGGCTGGGTCAAGCGGCTCGCCGACCATGTCATCCAGGACCGCCTCGGCCACCCCGACCTCGAATTCGTGTGGGCGGACCTCGCGCCGGCCGATCCCGCGGAACAGGCCAAGGTGCTGGATACCTATGTGCGCAGCGGCATCTACACCATAAACGAGGCCCGCGACGTGCTGGGCCTTGGCCCGGTCGCCGACGGCGACACGCCGATGGTCTATGCCGCCGCTGGCGCAACGCCGCTGCCCGGCAGTGCCGCGAAGGCCGTCAGTGCCGCTTCGCTGCGCAAATACAACTCGAACATCGGGCCGGAGGTCATCCTCGGGCCGGCCTTCGGGCGGACCCGCGGGCCGGCCTGATGCGCTTGCGCGCCGAATGTCATCGACAGGAGCAATCCATGGTGAAAGCAGCGGCCGCACCGGACAGCGGTGCGGGGAGGGCTTCCCAATGACCAGATGGTTTCGGACATGCGCTGCGATCGCGCTGTTGCTGACCGCCGTGGCGAAGCCGCTGATGGCTCAGACCGTGGCGCGTTCCGTGGAGGTGCCGCAGAACCGGCCGCTCGGCGCGGTCGAGACGATGGCGGCGACGGGCGTCAACGGCGTCGATTACAGCGCCAATGCGCCGTCGCTTTCCGGCCTGACTTTGCTTGCGACCATTCCGCCGTCGAGCGTGCCGCGGCAGGGTTATGTGATCCAGGCGCAATGCACCGCCGGCCTCACCGTCGCGCTCGACGACGCCGCCGGCAGTCTTGCTCCCACCATCCTCGTGCTGGCGGGCGCGAGCGCGAATGGCGGCCAGGGCGGCACGCTCGACATGACGGGCCTGCCGCATACCGGCCGCATCCGCATCTACAGCAGCGCATCGAACTGCCAGATGGCCGCGAGGGTCTGGTGATGCCGCCGCGTCCGCTCCTCGCCGCGCTGCCGCTGGCGGCGCTGGCGCTCGGCTTTGAGGCTTACGCCGCGTGGGCCGGCGTAATCAACCCGCCCGCCGGCACGTCGAGCTTCAACCCGGCCAGCCCTGGCCCGATCGGCGGCACGACCCCCAGCACCGTCGCCGCCACGGCGTTGACCGTCGGAGGCGGCACCGGCCAGTTCCTGCTCGGCATGAAGAATGCCACGCCCGGAACGGATCCGTTCCCGGTGCCGAGCTTCCGGCCCACCACGGCCAACTCGACCCTGGCGATGGACCTGATGCCGAACGGCACGCCCTCGGACGGCGGCTATGGCTATGCCTGGAACGACATCTGCGACACCGACATCCTCAACGCCGGCGGCGGGCAGGTCACCCACTGTCTTCACCTCTACGCCGGCAGCGGGGCGGTCGGCGTGGTCGGCGCCGGCTACGGCGAAAGCGCCAACCCGCTGGTTCTCGGGTCGGGCCAGGCGCCCGGCTTCACCAACGTCGAGTGGATCAGCGGCGGCCGCGCCGGCTTCGGCGGTCAGCCCTACGGCAATGGCGGCGTCATCGACGTCACCAAGAACAGCACCTACACAACGGAGGCGGCGGGCCTGACCATCGGCACCGGCAACAACGCCCAGCCTGAGTTTCTGGCGGGCGTCGATAACGCCAACAATTTCGCCTATGTCCAATCGGCCAGCCGCAGCACGAGCTTTACGGCGGTGCCGCTCGCGATCAACCCGAACGGCGGCAACGTCCGCTTCGGCACCGGCAGCGCGCTCGCGACGAGCGCCACCACCGGTTTTCCGCTGATCCCGACGATGGCCGGCGCCCCGACCGGCTCGGTCGGCGCCGCCGGCCAGGCCGCGATCGTCATCGACACCGCCGACAACAAGCTCTGCTGGAGCACTGGCGGCGGCACCTGGAAGTGCGCCTCCGGCACCTGACCCGAAGCCCCCACCCTGTCCCTCCCCCGCCAGCGTGGGAGGGAACGCTGCTGCGCGGAATGTCTCCCTCCCCCGCGAGCGGGGGAGGGCCGGGGTGGGGGCTGCCGCCGCGCGCGCCGCTCTTCGCAACCTGAGGGACAAATCCTGATGCGTTTCTACTTCCCGATCGCCAAGGTCGATGCGGAGCAGCGCACCGTCTGGGGCTATGCCTCGACCGAGGCGCTCGACGATCAGGGCGAGATCGTGACGCGCGAGGCGCTGGCCGCGGCGCTCGACGACTACATGCGGTTCGCCAACATCCGCGAGATGCACCAGCCCTCGGCGGTCGGCGTCGCCACCGAAGCGGCGGTGGACGAAAAGGGCCTCTACGTCGCCGCCCGCATCGTCGACGACGCCGCCTGGGTGAAGGTGCAGGAGGGCGTCTACAAGGGCTTCTCGATCGGCGGGCGGGTGAAGCGGCGCGACCCGGCCGACCGCAAGATCATCACAGGTCTGGCGCTGACCGAGATTTCGGTCGTGGACCGGCCGGCCAACCCGGAAGCGGTGTTCGACTGCTGGAAGGCCAACGCGGCCGCCGGGGACGAGGCCGCGGACAGCGTAGCCGAATTCGCCGATCCCGGCTATCGCGACGACGGCGAGAAGCGCTATCCGCTCGACACCGAGGAGCACATCCGCGCCGCCTGGGCCTACATCCACGTGCCCCGCAACGCGGCGAAATACACGCCGGAACAAGCCGGGCGCATCAAGGCGCGCATCGTTGCGGCATGGAAGGAGCGCATCGATCCGCAGGGGCCGCCGGAGGCCGAGCGCAAGGCGAGCCAAGGCGGCGCCCTGCGCAAGAGCCTCGGCGAACTCGCTCCGCTAATCGAGAAATTGTGCGGGCTGCTCAAGTTCGTCGCGGCGGAGGAGGGGACGAGGTTGGGTGCCGGCATCGCCGCAATCGCGAAGGCGGGCGCCGCTGCCGAAGGGCCGGAGGACCTCGCCAAACTGCGCGCCGACAATGCGGCGCTCTCGAAGGCCGTCGCCGAGTTCGGGCCGCGGCTCGACCGGCTCGCGCAGCGGGTCGAGGAAATCGCCCAGATGCCGTTGCCGCCGCTGACGCTGGCACACGGCGCAACGGCACTGTCAAAGAGCGCCGACGGCCGCATGTCCGATGCCGATATCGTCGCGGCCCTCGCCGGCATGAGCGGTGAGGAGCGCACGCTGGCGCTGATCAAGGCGGCTCACACGACCCCGATCCGCGCGCCCGCCTTCGGGCCGGCCGCCGTTCCCCGCGACAACGGCGGATGATTGACCCCGTGATCCAACAACAACACCCGGCGCCGCCGGGTTTTTTCATGCCCGGCCAATGGAGTGACAGATGAACCCCACCAGCGAAACGCTCGACTTGTTCAAGACGGCCCTTGCCAGCCCCAGCGACGCGATCGGCAAGGCGATCTCGACCGCGACCGGCCTCGTCGCCTTCGATCTGCAGGCGCCGGCCAAGAATCTGTACCCAGTCATGACGCCGATCCGCAACGCGCTGCCGCGGGTCGGCGGCGGCACCGGCACCGCCACCAACTGGCGGCAGGTCAGCCAGATCATCGGTTCCGGCTTCGATGCGATGGGCTGGGTGCCGGAGGGCCAGCGTTCCGGCCAGATGTCGTACACGACCGCCAACAAGACGGCGACGTTCGTGACAATCGGCGAGGAGGACGCCGCGACCTACGAGGCGATCTCGGCGGGGCGGCACTTCGAGGACATCCAGGCGCGGATGAGCTACCGCCTCTTGCAGAAGATGATGCTGAAGGAGGAGATGGCTATCCTCGCGGGGAATGCCTCGTTGCAGCTCGGCACGCCGGCGACGCCGACCCTGTCGGCCTCCGGCAGCGGCGCAACCCTGCCAGCCGCGACCTATTCCGTCATCGTCGTCGCGCTGACCCTCGAAGGTTACCAGAATTCGAGCGTCGCCGGCGGCGTCGCCACGACGAAGACGATTACCGGCGCGGACGGCAAGACGTTCACGTTGAGCGGCGGCTCGTCGAACAAGAGCGCCAACGCGACGCAGGCGGTGACGCTCGGCCAGACGCTGTACGCGAGCGTCACGCCAATCCAGGGCGCGGTCGCCTACGCGTGGTATGTCGGCGCCGCCGGTTCGGAGACGCTGCAGGCGATCGGCACGATCAACAGCATCGCCTTCTCCGCGCCGCTGTCCTCGGGCAACCAGCCCGCGACCGCGGTCACCGCCGACAATTCGGCCAACCCCAATTATGCCTATGACGGGCTGCTGACGACAGCCCTGAAGTCCGGGTCGAACGCCTACGTCAACATCATGCCGACCGGCACTGCCGGAACCGGCACGGCGCTCACCTCCTCCGGGCGCGGTTCGATCGTCGAGATCGATGCGATGTTCCAGCAGATGTGGAACCAGTTCGAGCTGTCGCCGACGGTTCTCTATGTCAACAGCCAGGAGCTGAAGAACATCACCAACAAGGTGCTGTCGAACGCCTCCGGCCCCCTCCTGCGCTACGACGTCAAGGCGGAGGGCGAGCCCTACGACTTCACCGCCGCCGGCGTCGTCTCGTACTACTACAATCCGTTCTCCCTGAACGGCGGCCTCCGCATACCGATCCGCATTCATCCGCGCGTGCCTCCCGGCACGATCATCGGCTGGGCGGAAAACCTGCCGGTGCAGTACCAGTCGAACGAGGTGCCGAATGTCGCCGAGGTCAAGACGCGGCAGGACTATTACCAGATCGACTGGCCGGTGGTGACGCGGCAGCGCCAGGTCGGCGTCTATGCCGAGGAGGTGCTGGCGGTATACGCGCCCTTCGCAATGGGCGTCATCACCAACATCGCGAACGGCTAGGCGGGGCATCCGAATGGCAAAGAGCAGCACTGCCGATGCCGCCGGCGTCGCAACGGTTCGGCTTCATCACGAGAGCGCCGCCGCATGCAGCTATGACGGCCGCGTCTACCAAGCCGACGCCAACGGCGATGTCGTCGTGCCGCTGGACGCGGCGGCGGCGCTCGCCGCGCACGGCTTTACCGTGGCTCCCGGGCGCAAGCCGCCTGAAACGAAGGAATGACCCGTGGCCTTCGGCGACCTGACGACCTTGGCCGATGTAAGGGCATGGCTGCAGACCGGCAGCAACGCCTTTCCGGACACCGACGACGCGCTGCTGACCCGGCTCATCACGGCCGCCAGCCAGTTCATTCAGACCTGGCTCAATCGGCAGATCGCGCAATCCGATTGGGTCGAGATCCGCGACGGCACCGGCGGCCGCCGGCTCGCCTTCGCCAATTATCCGGTGGCGGCTGTGTTGTCCCTGACGGTAGACGGTCTCGTCATTCCGTCGGCGCCGCTCGATGGCGGCTTCGGCGCCGGCTATGTCTTCACCCCGACCGAGTTGGCGCTGCGCGGCTATGTCTTCACACCGCGGGTGCAAAACGTCGTCGTGACCTACACCGCCGGCTACGTCGTGACGCCGCCGGAAATCGCGCAGGCCTGCATCGAGCTCGTCGCGCAGCGCTACAAGGAGCGCACGCGCATCGGGGAAGTGTCCAAGGCGCTCGGCGGCGGCGAGACCGTCACCTTCTCTCAGCAGGACATGAGCGCCGACGTGAAGACGCTGCTGGCGCAGTACCGGGCCGTCGCGCCGGTCTCGGCCTTTCCCGCGATGCGGGCGCCGACGGCGACCGATGCGGCGGTCGTCGGAGGCATCCTGTGATAACCGCCACGCTCGTCCCCGATGCCGCGCTCCCCCGCCTGGCGGCGATGCCGGCGGCGCTGCGCGAGCGGCTGGCGCAGACCGTCGCAAGGTTGGCGCAGGAGCTGCGGAACACGGTGCAGCGCAAACTGTCAGGCGAGGTGCTGCGCCGCCGCAGCGGCCGGCTTGCCGCGAGCGTCGCGGTCGACGTGCGCGAGAGCGGCGGCGGCGTCGCCGCGAGCCTCTCGACGGACGTCGAATACGCCGCCATCCACGAATACGGCGGCGTGATCCCGGCGCGGCAGGTGCTGCCGCGCAACGCCCGTGTCCTGGCCTTTCCCTGGAAGGGGAGGCAGCGCTTTTTCGCGCGCGTCGAAATCCCTGCCGTCACGATGCCGCAGCGGTCGTTCCTGCGCTCGTCGCTGGACGAGATGACGCCGGAAATCCGCGCGGCGCTGACCGACGCCGTGCGCGACGCGGTGCGGCGATGATCCGGCGCGAGCCGATCTACGCGGCGCTTTTCGCGCTCGTCCGCGACGCCGCCGGTTTCGTCACCGCCGATCGCCGCCTGCGCCACTGGAGCAGCGTCGCGCCCGCCGAGCAGCCGGCCCTGTTCATGGCGCAGAAATTGGAGATGGCGGCGGTCAAGACCCTGGCGGCGCCGACCGTGTGGACGCTCGCGGTGGACCTCTACCTCTACGTCTATTCGAGCGATCCCTATGCGCCGCCCGCCAGTCTGCTGAACCCGCTGCTCGATGCGGTCGAGGCGGTGTTGGCGCCGTCGCCAGCCACCGGCATTCAGGACCTCGGCCTGCCCAACATGGTCGGCCACGCCTACATCGCCGGCAAGCTCGAGACCGACGAGGGCGTGCTCGGCGATCAGGCCGTCGCGATCATTCCCGTCGAAATCCTCTGCCTCTGAAGGAGTCCGTCATGGAGGAAGCCAAACCGGCCGCGGCGCCGCCCGCCGCGCCGCCCGCAGAACCGCCCGCCGTTCGCCCGAGCGCCGCCGCCGCGGCGCTGTCGCCGCAGCCGAGCGGCGACGCGCTCGTCGAGCAGTGGTGGAACGATCACTTCCCCGGTTCGGCCGTGGCCCAGGTCACCGCCGCATGGAATGTCGCTTTCGCCGCCAAGGAAGACCTGAAGCAGCGCCTGAAGAAGGGTAAGTGACATGCAGCTCGCGTTTGGCGCCGGCGCCCTGTGGGGAAACCGCACCGACACCACCGGTTCCGGCATCGGCCCCGACCAGTTCGGTATCCTGCAGGAGATCGACATCGATTTCGACTGGCAGGTGAAGGAGCTGTGGGGCCAGAACCAGTTCCCGGTCGACATCGCGCGCGGCCAGGGCAAGATCACCGGCAAGGCCAAGTTCGCGCGCATCTTCGGCGCCCTCTATGGCGACCTCTTCTTCGGCCAGACGCCGGCGACGGGGCAGCTGACGGTATCGGAGAATGAGGCCGCCGCGGTGCCGGCCTCGACACCGTTCACCGTCACCGTTGCCAATGCGTCAAGCTTCGTGGACGATCTCGGCGTCTATTACGCCGCCACCGGCAACCGTTTCACCCGCGTCACGACCCCGGCCGCCGCCGGGCAGTATTCGGTCAACCTCGCGATCGGCATCTATACCTTCGCCGCGGCCGATGCGGCGGCGGCGGTGTTGATCTCGTACGCCTACACGCTGGCGAGCGGCAAGAAGCTCGTCATCACCAACCAGGTCATGGGCTACACGCCGGTGTTCAAGGCGACGTTCTACAGCGTGAAGGCGACGCAGAGCGTCTCGGCAGGTCTGTCCTTGATGCTGAATGCGTGCACCGCGACGAAGTTGTCGCTGCCGACGCGGATCGACGATTACGAGATCCAGGAGCTCGATTTCAGCGCCTTCGCCGACGCCACCGGCACGATCGGCACGCTCAGCACCAACGAATGAGGCGGCGATGACCCGCGAGACGATATCGCTCGGCGGCACCAATTACGCCGTGCCGCCGCTGCGGCTCGGGCAGCTGCGGCTGCTGCTCGACGCGCTCGACGAGATGGCCGGCAAGAGCGGCGGCGCGCTCGTCGAGGCGGCGGCCAAGATCATCCATGCCGGTCTCCTGCAGGCCAACCCGCAACTGACGCTCGATGACGTGCTCGGGCTGACCGCGACGATCGACGAGGTGAATGCCGCGGTCGCCGCAGTGATCCGGGTGGCGGGGCTGAAACCCGCGGGGGAAGCGGCGCCGGTGGCGGCGGGATCGGCGACCTCTACGCCGCCCTCGCCACCGGCTGCGGCTATTCCTACCGCGTGATCGACGAGATGACGTTGGGCGAAGCGGGCGAAATCTTGCGGTACTGGGAGACGCATCCGCCGCCGCACCTGCTGCTCGCCGCGATTCACGGCATCAAGCATCGTCCGCAGGCGAGGCGGGACGGACTGCCGCCGGGTCTCGCCGTGCAGCCGGATGGACTCGGCATGCCGGCGCCCCTCTTCGACCTCGACGAAATGCGTGCGAAGAACCGCACGAGGGCTGGCGAGATCGCCAGGCGGAATGCGGACGGCAGGAGAAACACCATTGTAACCACGAGTTGATGCCGCATAACCTGGCGGGGAATCGCGGGAGGAGAACCTTTGGAGCCGTCTTCGTCTCCCTCTCCGCCCCTGGGGGCGGAGAGGGTCGGGGTGAGAGCCTGCCCCGGACCTGATCCGGGGTGGGGGATTCCAGAGGCCGTCGCGGCTGAAACACCCACCTCACCCTCCCATCCCCACCCTTCCCTCCCCCGCGAGCGGGGGAGGGTCAGGGAGGGGGCGGGCCCCTCCCTCTCCCCCCTGAAGGGTGGAGAGGGCAGGTTTCAGCGTTGCCGAAGAAGCTTCCTTGGATGTGTTACCGCGGCTTTCCTATGCGCGGCGGCGGGGGTGGGGGCCGCGGCGGGGGCGGGGCAGGGGTGCGTCGACCGGAGCATCGACGTGTGCGGCGCTTCGCTCGCAGCGGCGATGCCCAAGGACCGCGGGCTGATCGAGGCGGCCATGCGCCGGTCCGGTGTCGATGTCAACGGCAGGCCAATCGCGCGCAGAGCCATAAGCGTAAGCGGCGTCGTTCCCGGGCATGTCGGACGGTTGCTGCTGGTGTTGTATCCTGGATCGGACAACGTGGTCGCGAGCGCCGAAGCGGTGCTGCAGGACGATCCCATAACCGCACGAACCGAGACCGATTACGAGCGCACCGGACTTTATGAGGCGGTGACGCTGCTGCTCGGCGACCGCTGCCCGCAGGCGGATCCCATCCACGTGTACCGCTACTTCCAGAACTACGTGAAGCCACGGCTGGTAACGGAAAAAACCGAGAGCAAGCCGGGGATGGTGGGCCGCAACACACTCACCACCCGGGCGGCAGGGTTGCCTTTCTGCGGCGTCCAGTTCTCCTTCACTCGTTCCGCGCAATGGACTGGCACCGCGGACCTGACGCGGGCCTATAAGGTCGAAACCGCCTCCATCGTCCGGCTCGACCGCCGCCGCTGAACGCCCGGCAATCCTGAGCCGTGGCCTCTTTGGCTGCGCTGTTTCACCCTCTTCTCCCAACGCAGGTGCAGTGTGGCCGATGACGTCCAGATAAGGTTCGGCGCCGACATTGACGAGGCGCTGGCGGCGATCGCGCGGCTGAAGGAGGCGATTGCCGCCTTGGCCGAGCCGGTCTCCCGCAACAAGGCGCAGTTCAGTGCCGCTGGCGCCGATTTCGCCCACGTCCAACGCGACATGGCGGCGGCGCAGGTGCAGGCGGCGGCCGAACTCGAAGCGATCGCGGCGGCCGGCGTCGCGGCGCGGCAGCGGCTCGACCAGAGCTACATCGAGAGCTTCAAGCGCGCCATGCAGGTCCTGGTCGACGAGAAGAAGATCACGAGCCAGCAGGCGCTCGGCTTCGACATCGAATACAGCGCCGGCATCGAAGCGCAGGAGCGCGAGCGGCTCGAAACGTTGCTCGCCGGCGACTCGGCGGCCGCCGCCGACAAGCTCAAAACGTACCAGGAGCTGATGCAGCTCGACGCCCGCTACGCCGCGCAGCTTGCCGAGGACCAGAAGAAGATCGCCGACGACGCGCGCGCTCAGGCCGACAAAATCCAGCGCTCGTACGAGCAGTCGTTCGACCAGGTCGGCCGATCGGCGCAGCGCACCTTCAACCAGATCCTGACCGGTCAGACCACCTGGCGACAGGGCGCTGTCCGGCTGGTCCAGGACTTCGAGACGTTCTTCCTCGAACAGATCGAGACGATCGCCGCGAAATGGGCGGCTTCCGGCCTCGCCAGCCTCGCCGGCGGCGCCGTCGCCACTGCGGTGAGCGGGGCGCAGGCGACCGGCGGCAGCGGCCTCGGCGCCGGCTTGATGGCGCTCGCCGGCATCGGCCAGCCCGCCGGCCTGTTCGGCACCGGCTTGCTGTCGGCTCCCGGCGCCGCCGCGGCGGCGCAGACGACGGCGGTTACCGCGAACACGACGGCGGTCACGGCGCTGACCGCCGCAGTCAGCGGATTGACCGCCGCGGTCGGCGCCGGCGCGGCCACCGCCGGGGGTGGCGCCATCGCCGGCGGCGCGGTCGGGGCGGGCGGCCTCGTCGATCTCCTTGCCTTCGCCGGCGGCGGCATCGTCCCGTCCGCCGCGGGCGGCTGGGCGCTGCCGAGCTTTGCGGGGACGACGCCGGCCCTGTTGCACGGCCGTGAGATGGTGTTGCCGGCCGATATCAGCCAGGGCCTGCAGGAGATGATCGGCGGCGGCCGCGCCGGCGCCGGCGACACTCACGTCCATATCCATGCGATCGACAGCCGCAGCGGCGCGCAGTTCGTGATGACGCAGGCGCATAACATCGCGCGCGCCCTGCAGCGGGCGCAGCGCGGCTTCAACCCGGCGACGATGGCGCGGTAGCGGCCGATGGGCAGCGCGGTCTTCCCCTCCCTGATCGGCCAGGGCTGGAGCGTCAAGAAGACGCCGAATTTTGCGACGCGGGTGCAGCGCGCGGTCTCCGGCCGCGAGCTGCGGGTGCTCGACATGCCGTGTCCGCTGTGGACGTTCACGTTGACGTTCAACTACCTGCCGGCCGCCGACCTCGACACGCTGATGGGCTTTTTCCTGTCGCGGCAGGGCGCGTTCGATACGTTCCTGTTCGACGACCCGACCGACAACCGGGCGAGCGCGCAGCCGATCGGCACGGGCGACGGCGCCGCCAGCGTCTTCCAGCTCGGCCGCACGCTCGGCGGTTTCTACGAGCCGGTCACCGCGCCGAACCAGGTCGCCGCAGTCTACTTCAACGGCATCGCGCAGAGCGGCTACAGCGTCGATGCCGCCACCGGTCTCGTCACGGTCGCCGCCGCGCCGCCCGCGGGCGTGTCGGTGACAGCGGACTTCACCTACTACTTCCGCTGCCGTTTCAGTGATGATGCGGCCGAGTTCGAGAACTTCATGCACAATCTGTGGCAGCTGAAGCAGCTGCAATTCCAGTCGGTGCTGCCGTGAAACCTTTCAGCGCCGGCCTCGATGCCATCCTCGCGGGCTGGAGCCCGCAATCGCAGATCGCGATGGCCGACCTCTACACCTTCGTGCTGTCCGGCGGCGAGATCCTCCGCCTGTCGGGGGCGCAGACGCCCCTCTCCACCGATCTGTTCGCAAGCGGGTCGGTGAACTCAGGCGCGAGCCGCACGTTCGCCCTCGGCCCCCGCTTCGCCCGCACCCGCGTGCGCACCGATATCGGCGTACAGGTCGGCGAACTCGACATCGAGATCTATGC